ATCACACTCTGGATGCAATGCCATCTCACGATAACGGCGCATTAAATCAAATTCAGTCCGATAAACACCCTCAATATCTACATATTGACCATAAAAACCAGACTGAATAAAATAATCAACCCCGTCCTCATCAGTTTGAGGAACGGGGGATATTATAGATTTAGATTTATCTTCTTTATCCTCAATCGAAAAACCAAAAAGTTTCGCCATCTTATAAATTTAAACGTTTATTATCTACTATTTAGTTAATATCTTCACCACCAGCTGATGGAGAATTACCTTTGATTGCTTCCCACCAATGAACTTGCATCTCTACAGTAAACTCTTGAATCGAGTCAGTTTCATAAGAAAGATTGATGCTGCCAACACTTGTTGGGAACGTATCATAGAAATGATATGCTCTTAAAATTGTTCCATCACGATTTAGTTGATAAACAAATGCATCTGCCTGATATAGTGCAGGATCAGTTGTGCCAGTGTTATCGGATAAACGATTCATATAATTACTCCACTTTTCAAAAGCAGATCGAATTGCAAAATCAGTGTCATTAAGAACAGTGATTGTCCAAGTTTCAAATGTGCGATCTCCTGCTAGTTTTAGAGTTCTTCCTCTAAACGCAACTTCAACTGGAGTTACATTGGATGCTGGAAGATTTGCCGCTTTTACAAGAAATCTTGCTTTATCCAAAGTATTAGAATCTACATTAACTGCTGCAGGGAAAGCAAGCTCAACTTCAAAGAGGTTACTTCTGGTGCCACCACCCGACAGTTTACTCTTGAAGTCTGTAATCTTCCTTAAAGGAATTGTGTTAAGCTGGGTTCTGGTTGCCATAGTTTTTAAACCTCTAGGTTAATTAAAAGTTTCCGATTACTTCTTCAAAATCAACACCAGTCTTGGTGGCAATAAAGTTTAGACCGATGAAGTTAATCGATCTAGCTGGCTTAATGTAAATGTCAGCAACAAATTCATTATTATCTATCACGGCAGCAGTGTTGTTTGTTTCATCACAAACTACGACATAATCAAAAATACCTCTCTTTGCTTGAACATCGCGGAGGAATGGTTCAATTGTATTTACAAAATTTGTTCTGGTAATTTGATCATTGAATTCAAAGAGAGAATCCTTTGCAGATTGAGAAATTGCATTCTCAAGATAAACAAACAAACGACGAACATTGATTCTATCAAAGGCTGAAGCTTTGGCAAGACCTGTTCTGTCACCAAATAGAACAATACCAGATCCTGGTGAGAAGATTACGGGATTAATTCTATTTGAATAAAGTTGATCTCTTTGAGTTTTTGTTGGATTGTATGCGAGTTTAACCGCATTTAAAATTGCTCCTCTTGTGGTTCCAGCAGGTGAATACCAAGGGAAATTATTAATATCGTTGCGAGCACAAAGACCAGCAATATCACCATTTAAAGGAACGTATCTAAAGGTATTAGCAAATCTATCGTACATATACTTATAACCACTATCAAATACTGCATAGGATGATGAAGTTACTGGGGAATAGAACGACAAGACATTTGTTGTAATATCTGCTGCAGAATTGACTGTTACTGCAGTTTGTGAAGAAGTGTCAGTTAGGGCGGATCCTCTATATGGAGAAATGAATGCAATTGCATCTTTTCTTAGTTCAGCAACAGAAATCAATTTATTTGCAAGTGCTTGTGCAGTTGAAATATCATATGCTGCTGAACCCATCAGTAAGAAATCGACAGTGTAGTTATCAGTCGATTCGAACAAGTCATAACCATCTGATAATTCTCCTAATGATGCTGTAAGAGCACCAGAAGATGTAACATCAGAACCACCACCATAATCTTTACCTCCCGTAAGGGTATTTGTGGAAGAACCAGTAGCGGCAAAAATTATTCCATCTGCTGGTTGATCCCAACCAACATCAGATGCGAGAGTAAAACCTGAACTATATCCTGTTGTTACAATTCCTGTAGGAGCACCTAAACCAAAAATGTATTCTGAATTATTTGCAAGATACTTTCTCCAGTAAGATGGATTTCCTACAGAGAATTCTGCATCAGATGCTTTAGAAAGACTTAAATGTTTCTCAAGAATAGTACCAGCATTTCCTGTGACTGTTCCTAAAGCATCAATTGTAACTACATGCACTTCATCGAACCTTGAGTTTCTTGCTGCAGCATATGCAGATGTTCCAGGTCTTGGTGCGATGTTATTCCATTTGATTGATGATGAGGTTGTTAAACCTATTGTTTGTTGGTCAAACCAATCAAGTCTTGATGTGTAAGAAGCATTTCCATATGAAGTTGTTTGGGATGTAGTATGAATGGCAACATTTCCAGAAGAAGAAAATGCATAAACACCCGATGGTTGATAATCTACCGCAGTTTCAGTCCCACCTGCAGACACATGACTTAAAACTTTTACATCAACCGAACTTACTCCAATACCTGTAATAATACCTTTTAAATATCCATCAAGAACAGATGTTGAACCAGCACCAGGATTTATTCTACCAACAACTGACTGAGTGACTCCATATCCAACTGCAAGAGCGGCAGTTGTTGTTGTAGTAGAATAACTACCGAAAGATAATTGGACATTATCAAGTGCAATTGTATTTGAAGTTGCTGGACTAATATAAACAGTTCCTACACCAATAGCAGTAACAGTTACACCAGATCCAATAATTCCCGTTAGTTCTTTTAATGTTTGTCCAACAGCAATAATATTTCCAGCAGCGTTAGTGGATATGCCAGTAATTATTGTTGTTGTAATACCAAGATCGCCATTACTAGCAGTTGCAACTCCAATAAAGGTAGTATTTGTAACTGCACTGGTGCTAATACCTGTTAAAATCTGATCTGCCTTAGAGTCAATAATTGCAACTTTAACTCCATTTGACCAAGATCCTGGATTTCTAGCAGCGACTACAACATCAGCAAGAGTATTTTCATCATATCCCAAAGCATTATAATGATCTAAACTATCAATCTTTACACTAGACGCAGTTCCCACAAAACCATTTCTTAAATCACTATCGTTTGCTCTTACAACTCTAAGTGATCCACCATAAGCAAGATATGATGAAGCAGATAACCAGTGCTCATAGTGCTTATCTGTTGAGTATGGCTCTCCAAAATTGTTCAGTAAATCATTTTCATTCTCTACTAAAATTGGTGAGTCTACCGGTCCTTTGGCGAAAGGTGCAACAATTGCTCCTACTTTATTTGATGAAGGTGTTGTTCTACCAGTTGTTAAATCAATTTCCTTTACTACAATTCCAGGAGATGCTAAATTTAGCGGCATCTTTATTCTCCTACAAGTCCAGAATATTCTAAAAGTATTTATAAATTCCTACCCTTTAATTACCTATAGTCCCACATATAAGATCTATCCCCATATTCATCTAGATTCCAAACATCAGTTGTTTGCAATTTGTTTTCCTCTGCTGCAATCAACCACCTATCACCTGTTTCTTTTTCTACAAAAACTTCCATGTCCTCCAGTCCATCTGAGATAAATCCAAAAGGTGACATATCTTGTTCAATTTGGTTCTTTTGCTCTTCATAAATTCTTTTACGAACATCATTATCCGTCATTTCCTTAAAGTAGTCTTGAGCAACTAACCAAGAGAAAATAACCAAGCACATTGCTAAGTCATCATTACATCCTTCTTCAGCTTCAAATGAGTTGTGGCGTTGTGCAAATGTTGTGAGTTCGGATATGATGTCATAATCAACCGTAAGTAACTTGTCGTCTTCTAGTAATGTTTTTAAATTGGAGCATCCAAGTTTTTTAACAGCGGCAGTCATTCTCACACCAAGTTGTGATTTTTTACCACTAAAACCGGACCCAACAATCTGTCCTGCCCGACCACGCATCGCACACATGAGAACATTATCATATTCCAAATCAAAGTGCAAAATATTAGCTACCTGATCTCCAATATCATTAACCTCAATTAATAACCAAGCATCATTATAACCTTTTGCTACTTCGTGAATAATACTTGGAAATAGCATTGGTTTAATTTCATTATTTCGATATTTTGCTACTGCCTTATATGGAAAGTTAGTAATATCAAAAACAATAAATGCTGAATAATCATTACCCAATCCACGAGCAACATCAACCGTAATTAAATAATTGTTCTCTTCCTTTGGATGCTCATAAACATCGAGACCAGCGTTTCTTTTGATTGGATCTTCATATACAAGATTTCTAAGCTTTGATGGATTAATCAGTGTATTGACCGATCCTAAAAATTCGCAGTTGTGTGATATTATGTTATTTGAATAATATAAATTATCTTCACCAACATCAAGCAAGTCATAAAGATATATTCCTTCTTCTACTATTTCATTATATACTACCTTTTTTCCCTGCAATAAATCATCAACCCTAATTGTTGATGCTTTAATTTTTTCTTTTCCAAATGAATGATTATCAGAGCATTTTATTTCTGACCCATCATCAAATATTATCCAATGATAGAAAGGTTTATAAACTTTTTGAATTCCTGAAAAAGATTTAAATCCATAAGGAGTTTTTACTTCGATGTTTTTATTAAATTTAAACATTTTTCCAACACTCGTTTAAAACAATCCTTTTTAATCCTTGAGGTGTTAAATTATATTTTTCGGCGTATTCTTTACAAAATGCCTGAACATACGACATTTTTTTACCATTTTTCATAATCATTCCAACATTTTGTAAATTTGGTTTTTCATTATATAGTTTTCTTATTGCCATTATCTCATCATCATTAATTTTTCTACTAAAAACCCTACCTTTTCTAGAGTTACTCATTTTCTCTACAGTTTCTTCCGAAAAACAATTTTTTATACCTTTATTCCAAGGAATATTACCTTTTTTAACTCCCCCGATTCCCTTTCTTTCATAACTATCAAATCCTTCTCCTCCAGTAGATTTATTCCAACCATTTTTGAAAGTATCAAATTTTTCTATATAAAAAATTTCTTTTTCTTTTGCTTTTTCTGGAACATTTATTTGCTCACTTATTTCAAAAGTATGTGGTGGTTTATTTCTTTTATGCTCTCTTTTTCTAGAATCTAAATTTTGAGTTTGACCAACATATTTAACTTTGCCGTTTAAATCTTTAAGAAAGTAAATATAATACATTTTTATTATTATTTATAATCCAAAAAACTCACAATCGTTGATACAAATCTTCCATAGAAATTTTTTGAGGAATACCATCTACATCTAAAATTTCAATCGTCGTATCACCACTTAAACATTCAAACTCAACCTTAAACTGCTGTTCGCTGGTGTTTGCAATCGTCTGCTCCTTCCATACTTGGTCTCTACCAGGCACCTCAGACCAATGAACATCTGTGGGCACATATTCGTTCTTCCCTCTTTCCGCATCGTGCCACATACGGTAAAAGTGATTCATACCGCGAGGGGTGGAAACAATAATTACCTTCGTGCTTTGTCCAGAAGAAATAGTAGGATAAACAGAGGCAAAGAAGTCATCTGCAATGTGATTCGGGATGAATGCAAATTCGTCCAAAAAGATGACATTATAAGATCCACCCCGGACAGCAGATGAAGAAGTAGAGTTAGACGAAATCTTGGAGCCATTTTCTAATTCCAGACTACCTTTGT